GCCAGGAAAATAAAGGTTACATCAGCTCAAGTTAGAGCTTACTTGGGAACCATTATTCCGGCCGGGGTCCTTACTTGGTCCCTGGCCATGTTGACTTTAAGTTATATGGGTGCAGCGTCTAAGTTAGATTCTGCATTTATTTCTAGCTTGGTTACAAGTGTACTAGCTGCTTATGGTATCACCCGTAAGGAAGAGGAAAAAAAAGAACAAGTCATTGCTACACAAAGAAAAATCGCTTCTCCTAGTGCAACCGGCAAAAAACGCGGCCGTCCTGTGGGAAGCAAAAATAAAACTAAGGCTCAACCACCCGTTATTACCCCAACAAGTAATGGCAAAACTTAAAAAAGAATTTAAAGCGCGAGTTAATCTTTGTTATGAAATACGCGATGAAAAAAAATGCGTAACCCTCAGCAAAGAAGAGGCTTACGCAACTAAAAAATGGGTTGAAGACAACGATGGTGTTTTGTTCTGGACGCAGGTCTTGCCTGATTGATTACCGTTGCTTGGCACGACCGACCACTAAGCCTCCTACTTCGATAATTTTGTAGGCTTTGCGAAGAATTTTATTATCGCGAGGAGTCGGTGTTACTGCTGCAATTGCAGAACAAGTTGCGTGAATGGCAAGAGCGACTTCAAAGTACTTGTTAAGGTGTTCCATGGTCCTGTCTAATTTTTATCATTCTATCTATAGTTTTCTCATAAGCATAAAACTGCGTTCGTTTAGATCGTAATTCCAAACAAAGTCTTCGTGTTTGGAGAACCAGTTGTAGTACATGCGTGCTTGTTTCTCTGGTTTTACAGATGCACAACGCAGGCAAATTACGTCATTAATTTCGACTTCTTGTAACCACTCTTTGACTTTACGCAGCCCCAAGGCCAAAGTCCGTGGTCCTTCCTTACCTGTCATAGACAAATTCAACTGACGGACGCGTTTGTTTTTGCGAAGCTTTGCCCAGTCGTTTAGTTGTCTTCGGCTTTTGCTGATTGCTAAGCTTGCAAGCCACACGTATCCGTTCTTGATATCTAGCCATGGCGTCAGTCTCATCTGAAGCCAATAACCATTTGCTATAGCTTTCGTAAATATCTTCGGTTTTCTTTTGGGGATCATTCATTAATCCTCATAGATACGGCACTCCCTGGCCCAGGGGTTCTGCTCACAGTATATTTCAAAGTTTGTGCGTGTGTTGGGTACGTTGATTTGACAACGTTTAAACAGTTTACAAATGAGCCAATTGTAAAAACGCATCATGGCCTGGTAATCAAAGGACTAAAGATTTCAGGTAAAGCATCCTCTGGACTTCTTTCACGTTGCCAAGCATAGGTCCATTCAACACGAGAGTGCTCGTGAACAGAATCATAATCGTAGGAATCCGAAGGTTCAATAATGAATTTATCGTTGGGTGCTTCGGGAATGTTAAAACCAATTAACCATGTTTCTTGATCAGGAATTGTAACAGTAACGCCACTATCAATGATTGCTTCTGCAAAGGTAAAACCGTTGAACCCTACTGGAAGGGTGTAGTTAGTATCAAAGATTGGGCCAATAAATACTGTAGTGCCTGCGTCAATTTCATTTTCTTGCACCAGGAAGCTTCCATCTGTATCCTCAAGGAGGATAAACATTTCTGTTGTTGGCACTTCAACAACAATTCCTAGGCTGTAGTCTAGGGGTTCGTTTCGTGTACTAGAAACGCAAATTAAATAGCTATCGGGCTGCAGCGTGAAATATAAATCATTTCCTTTGTCAATTGAATAAGGATCAAATGTGTTGTACAGGTCCGAACCTGCACCCATTACATTTCCTAGGTACGGATAATATTGCTCCCCTTGAAGAGTAGTAGCAGATACACTATCACCCTGGAAAATCATGCGCCCTTGTATGGGCGTAAAATTTAAATCGTACGCAGAAACTTGTATGTAATTAGGACGCGGCCCTCCTTTGCGCGTAATGATCCACGCGGGAACTTCCAGGTTTATTTGGAACCAGTGATTGTAAGCTCCTCCACCAAAGCCGCCGTTTGAATATTGGTTTGTATCCGCACGGCCAACAACTTGGTTGGTAGGTCCTAGGGAGCCTGTTAAATAACGAAGCGCAGTTTGGTCAAAGCTCCCAAGGAGCAAAGGATTATCACGCGTTCTTTGCCGTTGAGACTGAGATGAGCGTGTCATTCAATATAAATATTGTCATTTTATTCATTGTACTCGGGGGGTTCTTTAACATACATAGGGTCTGTTATGGCCATTTTGTAATTTTGTTTTAAGACTGGATCTATTGTTTTTTGATTTAGAAGACGACGATTGAAAAGCATTAAACGCTCTGCACTGAACTTGGTTTCAAACGGTGAGATGGTCTGTGGTGGCATATTGCGGTTCCAGCTGGAGACCAAGTGAAGTGGATTGCAACATGCTTTGTTCCCGCACAGCCTGGTAACAGGCATTGACCCAACGTCTCCCCATGCACATTGGTAGACGGCTTTATGAATGTTTAAGTTTTCAGACTTTTGCTTGCTGTAGCCAGAACGGTAGGAAGGCAGGCAGATGCGCTTAGGTGTCTTGTCGCCGCTGCCAGCGATGGGCCAGCATTCCTGGGGAGAACCGACCGTAACTGTGTTCCAGAGGCTTGCGTACTTGGCCTTGTAGTCGGCGTGAAGGTAGCTGACATCAAAACCACAGACGTTACTGAGGATCTTGTGGACGCACTCGTAGCACCAATGGTGGGATGAGTCTCGGATGAGATGACCGTGAGCACAGGGGTAGCCACGGTAGTAGCCATGAGACTCAAGAATCTCATCACTGAGATTGTGAATGTTCTCCAGGTACCGGAACTGAGGAGTCTCAGTGGGACTTGCGATGAGACGGGCCATGGTCAGAAGAGTTCGGATTTAGGGCAGTAGTTGTAGCTAGTTGGTCCTGCCGTGCGTTTCTTTTGATACGCAGTAGACAGGGCCAGCTCCAGGCGGTTGTCTTTCCCTGGGTTTGACTCCGCATGAATTACGTCACCACCAGTGGGTTCCTTGCCCGTCTGTAGGTACCAGACGAGCCTATGGGCCAAGTACCGCTCGCCGTTGACACAGACCTTGTAGAAGCCTGTGGTGGGGTCGTAGGTACCAGCAGGGTCACCAACCTTTCGGTGCCGATGAGCCAGGCACCATTCGAGTCCAGAAGGAGTCTTGGATGAGAGCTTGAGACGCCTTCGGAGCCACCAAAGCTCGGGAAAGGGCTTGTAATTCCGTGCCATGTGCAGACTTTGGGCCTTTTCAGACAATACCCCCTACTTTAATCTTTATATAGGTTAAATCACAAAGATTCCTGGTTTTGTGATTCGCCTTAGGAGGGTTTGAAAGTGGGGGGTATTGTCTGTATCTCTGCACATACACCTGAGTCTCACCATGAGACACTAGTCATACCAACCCTTCTCAACCCCAAAATCACTTGTAGTACAAACATACCCTGCAGAGTTACTCCGTCTCAACCTAGTCTCACCTTGAGACTGCTGTCACAAAAAGAAAGCCCCGCCGAAGCAGGGCCATCAATCTCACCTTGGGGCTCAGGCGGGAACCAATGCCTTCTCAGTTTTGCGCCCCTTACCCTTCTTCTTAGACTTCTCTTCAATCACAGCCACTTCCTCCAGCACCTCCTGGAACGCGTCGTCAAACTGAGCAGCAACCGTGTCCCAGTTAAATGCCTCGTCAGTGGCCCTTTCGTAGCAAGCCTGAGCTACGGCATCCAGCTCCTCACGGTTCTCGTACAGCTCCACCAGGATCTCCGCTAGATGCTCTACCGAGGGGCATGGCATCTCCCGACCGTAGTTTGTGTCTACATCCACGTGGTCGCAACGGATCAGCTTGCCGTAGCCATCAAAGATCTCTTTGCAAGACGTATGGTCTGGCACCACCTGAGCCACTTTGCAGGCAGCGTGCTCAAAGTTGACAAGACCCCAGCCCTCACCTTTGCATGTGTTGACTCCCACATCAACAGCGTTATAGATGTCATTCAACATCGCAACATCTACATTGGGGGGTGCTTCGGTATTTGTAGTCATAATGATGCGACCATTTGGATCCAACCCATTGCGCATCATCTCCCGACCAAAGAGTTGCATTACCTGCCAGCCTTGATCGCGCATTCCCATATGTAGATACAGCTGAACGTCCGGGCGGCCTACCGCAAACCGTGCAAAGGCTGCAATCGTGATGTCAATGCGTTTACGGAATTGATTACGATTCCCATTAAACACAATGAAGATGTCTTCACGCAGGCCCAGGTTTTTGCGGGCCTCTGCCTTATCCTTGGGCGCAAACTGACCCTTGGTGACACCATGGGGAATCACAGTAATAGGACGTTGGATGCCACCTTTAATTGCTTCAAGCGCACCAAATTCCGTGTAGCAGATTGCACTATCCCATTCGTTGGCGGTATCTCCTAAGGCACCATGCCAGCCGTAGCTATCCATGGGGAAGTAACCCACAAACTTAAAGCCAATCTCTTCTTTCAGATCAGCAATGCGCCTGTACTGTTCATTGATAATCCAAATGTCGTTCATTGTAAAAACAATGTCCGGACGCTCACGCTCCACCACTTCACGAATGCGCTCTTCACCAAACGGTGCCTGTTGGAACCGGTTAGAAGACGGATACATTTTGTAGTCTTGTTGCAGCGGAGTTGGGTCACCCCACCAGTTATGGCCCAAGACAACAATCTCGTATTTATCTTTCAGTCGACTAAGGACATTTTCCGTGACACGGGCAAATCCCGTCATGGCAACAATGTCACCACACCAAAGAAGCTTAGGTTTTTTACTCATTAATTTGAGATACTCTCAAATAACTATACAGAAGTTTAGGGAGCAAGTGCATCAATCAAGCACAAACAACCAATTTCCGGCTCGTGTGTAGTAAACTAGATAAAGAATTTTTGCAGTCATGCCAAAACCTTTGCTTTCAGCAATTTCACTAGAAGAAATTCAGAATCGGCAAGGACGCATGTCCGAGCATGTTTTATATAACACATGGCGAGGGATGAAAGAGCGCTGTCTTTCTAGCTGTTCTGTTATGTATGAACGTTATGGGGGAAAAGGCATAAGCATTTATCAAGATTGGCTGGACAAAAATAGACATCTTGAACACAAGCGTTGGAGCCAAGGTTTTTGTTTATTTTTAGATTACGTAGAAAAAAATTTAGGACCAAAGCCTAAAGGTTTTTCTTTAGACCGCATCAATGGAAACTACGGTTATATGCCAAACAATTTACGTTGGGCAGATTCTTCACTTCAAAAGAAAAATCAAAAGATTAAAAATACTACAGGCTATAAATATGTTTACCCTGTAACCGGGTCAAACAAATGGCAAGCAGAATATAAAAATGGTACAAAAAGAATTTATTTAGGATGTTTTACTACAAAAGAAAAAGCATATTTTGAAGCTTTAGCACACAGACTAGAAATGCTATGGCCTAAAGATCTCTAACTACTTTCCGTTTAATTTCTTTTTGTTCACACTCTTTTGCTTTGAGTTTTGTTTTTAAAAACTCTGCTGCTTTGTGTGTGTTAGTTATGCTTCCGCAGGTATATAAGTCAATAGCACAGTACTTTTCGCAAGGCCATGTATGAATAGATGCGTGAGATTCTGCCAGTAATGCCAGCAGCGTTACGCCCTGCGGTTCAAACTTCTCGCCAATAATCCGAAGGATTGTCGCACTGGACATTCGGAGTGCTGTCTGCAACAAATCTTGCAGCTGGTTGTAGTCATCCAGGATCTCCGCGTCACAGTCGTAGAGATCCAGGATTAAGTGACGGCCATCAGACATCTTCTAATACAAGCTCATCCTCCATTGTCGCACTACTATCCGCCTTTAAATCCACACCGTAAAACTCTTTGTATTTTTCTTTGTCAGATGCTACTTCCACAACGGAAGGCCACCCCTCATACTTCGAGCTGGACTCACGCACTGACACGTTAATTACACGCATGCCCCTGGTGTTTCTCTTTGAATAGACGTTGACTCCCAACTGGTGAGTACAAATATCAATAAAGAGGGGTTCAAAGCGACAGCGCGACATGATGCCAACATTACAGTTACGACAGAACTCTGCATAGCTGGCGTACAACCACTTGTCTTGGTTGGCATAAATATGAGAAGAACCCATCGGTGCATTCTTGGTGAAACCCACAGCAGTACTGACGCCTGGGTCAAATACAACCTTATGTTCCATCCAGTCCAGGATTGGGTTAGACCGTAGGGTTTGCATCTTGCTGTACTTCTTGAAGAACGGCACCTTGTTTGCTGTATCCATCAAGTAGTCACGCATGTCGCCCTCACTCATATCCAGCAGCCAGTTCACCAACCCCGGCAGCAAGTGTGCAAACTCACCTTGAGGCTCACCCTTGGAATTGAACTTAATCAATTCTTTTTGTTCATTAGGCCCGCCCTGGAAGGGGCGGTCGAAAGGAATGGTGAGACGACGACGCGATAAACCAGACGTGTAGTCAGTAGTTTGGATTGCCTCGTTGGCGGTAACCATGACAACACCCTTGAACTGAAAAGGCTCTTGATTCTCATTCTGATACTTACGCTCAGAACGGATCCAGTCGTTACCAGTGATTGCCTTCAGCCTTGATACGGAGCCACCCCAACGGTCTGCATCTTGGAACAGCAGCAGCTTTTTACCCATGTAGCTTGCAGCTTCAAAACGGTTCTTTTCCAGATTCTCAAAGTCCGTTGAATAAACGTTCTTACGTCCAACCAATGCCACAGCTAGGTTTGCATAGGTTGACTTACCAGATTTACCTGGACCGACAATCTCAACAAACTTCTGAATTTCGTAACGCCCTAAAAGGGTTGCCCGCAGCCATGCCCGCAGAACTTGCGTACGTTCCCAGCTATCATGCTGCGTATGCTTCAGCCACTTAACAATGTCTTCACATGTGGCGGCGGGGTTGTACTCATAGGGCATCTGCTGAGTCAGATAAAAGTCTTTGGTAAAAGGCAGTAGTTCTTTTGTATCTACGTCTAGGACACCATTCAAGAACAGCAAGTAGCTACCACCGTCATACCAATCCTTGAAATAAAGCGTGGACTGCAGGTGTTCATACATATCGCCCATCAGCTTGGCACTAAAGCCAGCACCAACCAAATCAGGCAGTAACTTCAGCTTGGCGCGGATATCCCCATACATTTCAATCTTGCTCAGCGGTGACCAAAGGCCAGGGCCTTCGTGCTGATACATGAAAAATTGCCCGTGCACCAAGCTATACAGCAGGTTCCCCTGGTACATTTGCAAGAGCATATCCGCAATCACATCAGATGATGCGTTCCGTACTCGTTGGTCTCTCCCTTGTTTTTCCGTTTCTTCAGCTGCCAGTTGACGCTGCTGCCTCGGTTTACGAGTCGGCTTCTTACCTAAGGCAGGAGCATTTTCTTCAAGTAGTGCCATTACTTCCAGGTCCGGTTCAATTGATTCCAACAGAGTGGACACATGTTCAAGTGTCGCATCATCAACATTCATCGCCTTATAGTCCTGAGAAGGCTTCCAACCCTGCTCACGAGCCACATGAATCAGAGAGCCAAGACCACGACCACCCCCTTTACTAAAGGAACGCCACCGTTTCTGGCACTCACCCTCCCGATACTTTTCTGATTGCCGGGACCATTCATCCCATTCATCCAGCAGGGACTCATCCAATGAATGTAATGTCTGACCGACCGTGATCCAGATGTCGTAATCATCCGCAGCTTCCGGAGGCATACCCCATGTTGCCTCCACAGCCAGCTGCATGTCGCGTTCCAAGTCAACCTTGG